CTTATTAAAGTTAGGGGGAGAAAAACGATATGCTACCTTCTTATTTACTGATGTTCGGGGATTCACCTCTATGTCGGAGACTCTCGAACCGGAAGACGTTACCTATATTATGAACAAAGCTTTAACTGCACAACAAAGTGCGGTGCAAAAGAATGGTGGTATGGTAGATAAATATATAGGCGATGCCATGATGGCAATATTTAATGCACCTATTAATCAAGACTTCCACGAAAACAAAGCCATAGATTGTGCTGTAGATATCCAGCGTAACATGGAAAGTTTAAACATAGAGTTAATGGACCGGGGTATCCCGGCTGTAGCTATTGGTATAGGTATTAATACAGGCTATGCAGTGATAGGTAACATGGGTAGTGAATCTAGGTTTGACTATACTGCTATAGGTGATGCAGTAAACATAGGTGCTAGGTTAGAAAGCGGAACAAAAGAAGCTGGCGTTGATGTATTAATAGGTTATAACACTGCCATAAAGAGTGATTATGAGTTAACATTATTAGAACCTTTACAAGTAAAAGGTAAGGAGAAACCACTAGATGTTTACACATTATAGAAAATGGGCTGCGCCCGCACGTGCTGCTGAAGATGTTTAAAATAAGTATTGGACTTGCATTTCTCCTGATCATATCTGGTATCTGGATATACAGTTTAAACGGAACCATATCGCAGCTTCAGGCAAACCAGATTGTTTTAGAAACTGAAGTCACCAAACAAAACGAACAGATCAAAAAGAATTTAGAACAACAAGCACAGACTTATGCACAGATAGATAGCCTGACAAAAAAGAATCAGGACTCTATGCGAGAAGTAAACGCACTCAAACAAACATTCGCTAAGCACGACTTAGATAACCTTGCCCTAGCAAAACCCAAGATGATTGAAACTAGAGTCAATAGAGCGAGCAAGAGAGTGTTCGATGATCTAGTTAAGATCACTAACCCTACACAATTTGATGAGACAGATGAAGAAACTAGTAATACTGATTAGCTTTTGCCTGTTGGCAAGTGGATGTTCGTTGATGAGACAGGCAGTCAAGCCTATAGAAGTGGTTAACATAGAGGAGAGACCGCCTATGTTTCATCCTCCATTGCCTATAGAAATGCAGATGCTTGGATTTGATTGGGAGGTTTTAACACCTGAAATTATGAAGGAGTACCTTACCCTTGTCGAAGAAGGTAAAGCACCTAGACAGGCTTACTATGCGCTGACAACGAAGGATTACGAGAACATCAGCAACAACATGGCTGAGATCAAGAGATACACAAGGGATATCCTTGCCATCGTAGAATACTACAGAGACTTAGACGAGTAGATTACTTGGCTCTCCATATTCTATAACCATTAAGATCAGTACCTCCTAGATGGGAAGTATCTGATCTTCTTACTGTAACTTTCCAACCTAAACGCATCATTGCATGTCTGTATCTTTCTGAATCTTTTTTATTAGGAACCCATATAGAGTCACCTACTTCCATGTTCTCTATATCTTTCCTAGTTTTTGATCTTGCGTTTTCTATTGGTATATCTTTTTCTATTTCTATTTTCATTTGTTTTCCTTAAGGTGTGTAGCTAGGTAGTGCATGGTGGTTTAGTTCTCATTTACTTTTAGTCCTAACCTTCTAGTTATCCACTCACTCTGTTAACTTAATGACGACATGAGTGTGAAGGATTTTACAAAGACTCACTCCTACCTAGCTATACTTTTATCTTCCTACTGCCTGCATAAATTCGTTTATATGCTCAGTCAATTTTGTTTGTCCATCTTTGTTTTCTTTTAAATCTTTACGACTCAAAACACCACAGACATTTCTTATTACATCTGACGCATAGGTCTCATCGTTTTTTTCTGACTCGTCCACAGAGTACAACTGCAACCATCGCTCAGAGTTTAAACGTATCCAACTTATGTAGCTGGGGTCACGACATATCAAACACGCACGTTTAAATGCACGTTCACCTATGGTTACTTCCTCCGGCACAACAGGGTAATCAGATTCATCTTCCATCCTGACAATACCCAACATATATCTAGCACCTATCGCACTCACAGATAATTCTTGCGTTAATAACTTAGGCACATCATCAGGGTGTATAAGGAACGATACTACTGTACCCTCCCTCGTCTGCCTGTATGCATGTTTCTTTGCCTCAACACCTTGTAAGGCTTTCTCAAGTACATCTTTACCTACTGTCATACTGCATCCTCCTTGTTGTACTCAGTACAAGGTATCAAGTCCAATCCATAATCCTCGTAGTTATCTTTGTGAGGAAGCCAATTCTCTTCTCCCTCTTCGATGATTTGATCTAGTGACCAAGCACCTATTACATCATCTAAGACTTCATACTGTTCTTTTGTAAGCGGTTTCCAATCATAAATAGAAACAATCCTCATGCCTCCCCACCAATCATTATTACTGTCTTGTTCAATATAATGAAACTGCCATGCAAGAAAACATTCTTCCCAAAAGTTTTTATTGTTTCTTAAATCTTCATGGGTCATTGTGGTTTCAACAGGAACATAATCATAGTATTCGTGATCTCCATCCCTACACATATCTTTTATTAAAAAGTAATTCATAGCCATAAGCCTATCTCCAATTCATTAATGTCATGTAACACGTCATCAGGCAAGAAGTAAGCGTGTCTGTTTGTACCCTGTGGGTCACTCCAATACTTCTTATCCTTGCCATCAGCACCCATAATCCACCCCTTGATATAGAACTCAGGGGGGTTTGCATATACAAGCACGTAAGGTCTGTCGTCCTTATCATCGTCATGTAGTATCAATCGTTTCTTACTGTGATCTACTGTGCGTACTTGTAACTTCTGCACATCATCCGCCTGATAATCACCAAGCGAACCACTCCACCACAAGCCACCCCACTTAGCAACACAAGCCTCGCCCATAGTGCCATAGATGTTGATTGCCCATGCAGTCATGTCTTTAGGCGCACCATACTTAGGTGTACGATTGTCTCGTAGATTCTGTACCATACGCATAAGTCCTTGTTGTCCTGCTGTTAACATTTCAGCAGGTGTCAAAGTAACTTTTATTTCTTGTTGAACTCTTTCCATTTCTCGTTAACCCACTCCAAAGGGTCTATACCTTCCATCGCCCACCATCTATTCTCATTACCATGAGCATGTAATTGGCGGTGATGTTCTTCACAAAGAGGAACTGCGAACTGATCTCCTGTCCGCCTCATTCCTCTGCTACCTTCCATAATGTGTGTAAGGTGATGTGCCTGCGAAGGTCTACTACAAACTAAACAACCATGTGAACGTACAAAAGATAAATACTTTTGTGAACGTATCTTGTCTGCCCAATCGTTAGAAGGGGATGTCGTCATTAGATGGTTTAAACGAGGTATCAGAACCTACTGCTGTGTTTTGTGTACCGCTTGATTGATAACCAACCTGCTTTGGTTTAGGTGTTCCTTGATAGTATGTCTTACCACCATCTTTGGAAACCTTCTTCCAACTGTTAGCTTCCAAGTCAGAGCCATTAAGAGTAAGACTAACTAAGTAATCAGGTCTCTTGTCTCCTTCTTCTTTGCGATTGTTTTTGTAGATACGTAGCTTGTGTTCCTCTCCGTTTACACGAAAGAACACGCTCACATCTATTGCACTATCAGCGTTCTCATTGTTGGGAAATATCCTTACGCTATCAGGGTATTCGTTTTCCATATTTTTTCTCCATTAATTAAACAAGTGGTAGTTTTTTAGTTACGAAGAACACTACCAACTTCTCCAACGGCTACATTAACTATCAGGTCTTTTAAGTGTCCGCCTACACCTTTGTGTGGTTAGGGTAAAGAGTTCGCAATTTTATCTTCACATTTCCTAGGTCGAACACCTAACTACACAAGTTATACTTCATCTTGATCAATGACTTCTCTGATCTTCTTCAACTCAGCTACTGCCTCATCAAACTTTTTCTTATCTTGCCTTTGTAACTGTGCAGTCTTTTCTGCACCATCTAACCAAAGCCTTTCTACTTCAAGAACAGTATCTTTTCCCCTTGCCTCTTCAAGCAAGTTATCTATGAACACATGCAAATCTTCTGCCTTGCTAGGCTCTTTTACTTTGCCACCTTTCTGTACCTGTGGCTCAGCACCCACGTGATCTGTGTCTGCTATCTGTCCATCATCATCTACATCTGTAGCTATGTTAAGCATAGAACTCAGGGCATATCTACGCATGTACGTGAGCGCAGAACCTAATGCTTGTGCGCCATCACGCTGTTGTCTTAATGGCAACTCACTCTCTATCCACTCACCACTGCTATGCAGTAGCCTAGTGATTAAAGTATTGCCTCTGTTACTTACGATTGGTATTTGCACAACAGATAAACCATGCTTACTAGTTATAGGAACTATAACTTTTAATATGTCAGCTAAGTCAGCGTAACTATACTTGTAGCTTTTGCCATCGTGTGTACGCACCTCAACTGTTTTCGTTTTAGGTATAGTAGGGAACTCTGATTGTGCTTCTGCCAATGCTTTACCTAACTCACCTAGTGTTTCACTTGTACGACTAGACACACTTACCTCGCCTGTACTTTCATTAATCATTTCCATTCATTTCTCCTTGATATTGGTCACAAAATGCAGACACATCACAGAACTTCTCACAACGAATTGCTTCGCCTTTACGATGTTCTATAACATAATCTTCGTGTTCCTGTAAAAATTCGTCAGCCTCTTCCTGTGTGTCATAGAGTTTAAACGCTCTCTTACCACCGGATTTCATCACCGCAAACTTGTCAGGTCTCTTCCATCTTTCCTCGTCTGTACAATCAGGCAGGGTGATAGAAGATAGCTGATGCGCCTCCACTCTGTCACGCACAAATTCTTCTTGTTCTGCAAAAGTCCATAGGTCTATGTCAGTTACAGTCACTTCACTTTGTGGGTAAGAGGGATTTCTTTCAGCCTCAAATGAGGAATGGTCACGTATGATATTAACAATCTGTAGTTGGGTTACTTCCCTACCATTCTTGCGAGCAAGCCAAGCATAAATGTTTAGTTGCTCTACATCACTACGTCTACCATTCATCACGGCATAAGCCTTACGGGTTTTCCAGTCCATAATTGTTACACCTTGAGGGTCTAATCTTTGTACATCTATTTGACCTGATACTGTCCATCCACAACACTGAGCAAAGTATCTTTGCTCTAAGATATAACCATCTAGTGTTCCTAATTCTAGGATATGATGCACCGCTCTTCCAAACAGAGACCACACTTGCTTGGATACATCTACTACGATTTGATCGTCATGTTGATATGCTAGGTGCGCTTGTCTAGGTGGCTTGAGTAGTCCAGTTGCAGATATGTCAGCCTTGCCACGTGAATACGTATCACGGACTACTGCTTTCGCAAAAACATCCGGAAGATTATTCTCATTGCTATACTTCATATTACACTCTCTGCATACAAGGTATACACTTTAGTATAAGATGTCAAACATTTCTGTAAAATAAAATAAAAGGGAAGAAAAATAAAAATGAACTTTAAAAAATTCTCCCCTCTTACCAACTAGAGTAATGTATATGAATACATTAAATTGTAGTAACTTTAAAAAAGTTCTTGCAATTAAAATACATTCTATAGTATTTTGTAAAAGAGACAAGCGGAGGGGTAAGACCATAGCACTTGTCATTAAATGGTTACTATGGGATTCATACACAGCCAAATGCGAGACCGAAAGTGTGAACGCAGTATGACTTAAAGCACTATTCTTTAAGTATGTAGCACACAAATTAGACACTAGGTGCAGTAGTCTAATGCCATCAGCGATGTCCGAGAAGATTAGCATGGTATCTAGGTCACACCCTTGCATTAGCAGGGGATGTGAAACCTATGCCATAACTCAATCCTCAAAGAATAGCATGAGAGTAAGTCCATAAATAAACTGGAGAAAAAAATGGAAAATGAATATGCCTTTGAAGGTGTTGTAATCAGACTTAAAAAGACTGACTATGACAAATGGCTTAAAACCTTCACAAATATCCCCAACTTAGATGCAGTCCTTATGTCAAGGGATGTATGGTTATCAGAAGAAGCTGACGATAAAGCAAGAAAGAAATGGTATATGTCTACTGTTAACTATCTTGTTAATGTTGATGCAAGATTCAAGGATAAGAATAAGAAAGACGAACAAGGAAGAAGGCTTGGAGAAAATGGCAAGCATATATTTAAGAGGATGCCATGAACGAAGTTAAGCTAAGCAAAACAATAGACCAACAACTCAACGATAAACAAATATTTTTAAGGCACTATGATGTAGGGCAACAAAAAACTACTTGTCCTGAGTGTTCACATGACAGAAAGAATGCACGTGACTTGTGTTTATCAATCAATATAAATGAAGAAGGCGCACGATGGCGATGTCACCATTGCTTGTGGGAGGGTAACGCATGGAAGGAATCATTAAAGAGACCGCCACAGATTAGAAAGGTTGCGCCCAAGAAACCATCCATAATACCCAATACAAAAAGTGTGCGAGGTACATGGGCGGAACAGTTCTTGAACGAGCGTGGAATAGATACGGACTTTGCTGACAAGCATGGGGTAGGTGTAGTCTCACATTTTGTTAACAACAAACGACAAGACTGCATAGCCTTCGTGTATAAGAATGAAGAGGGAGTGCCTGTAAATATAAAGTTTCGTACACCCGACAAACACTACGCTCAGCTACCTGATTGCGAGAGAGTACCCTACCTAATAGATAGTTTAAACACAGACGAAGATACGATCCTTATCTGCGAGGGAGAAATGGATGCCCTCACATGGAAACTTATTACTGAAAACGTAATGTCTATACCCGATGGTGCAAGCGATAGGAAGATGGATTGGCTAGGAACTTTTGACTTCAACAAATACAAAAGAATATATCTTGCCTTAGACAACGATGATGCAGGTATACAATGCAGAGAAGAGTTGGCAAGAAGAATAGGTAGAGAAAGATGTTTCACAATATCCTATCCTGAAGATTGTAAAGATGGCAATGAGATACTGTGTAAACATAACAAGACCATGCTCAAGCAGTGCTTTGAAACTGCCGAGCCATATCCAATCAAGTCTTTGTATACTGCGAATGGATTCATGGAAGAAGGGTTGCAGTTGTATAGAGGTGGACTACGCAAGGGTTTATCAACAGGTATAGAGACACTTGATGAAATATTTCTAGTGCGCCCATCAGAAGTTACGATCTGTAGTGGTGTACCAAACTGCGGTAAGTCAGAGTTCATAGATGCGATAGCTGTAAACATGGCACGTGATCACGATTATAAGTGGGCAATATGTTCCTTCGAGAATCCTGTATCAGAACATTTAAACAAGCTTGCTGAAAAGCATGTAGGTAAACCAACAAGAGATGGGTTGACTCCTAAGATGGATGAAGAAGAGTTGCTAGATTCTTATGACTGGTTGGCACAACACTTTTTCTTTATCAGATCAGAGGATGAATCGCCTACGATTGATTGGTGTCTTGAGGCAAGCACGAGTGCAGTCCTAAGGTATGGTGTGAACGCAGTTATCTTTGACCCATACAATGAGTTCGATCATCAAAGACCACAGGGTATGACAGAGACTGAGTACGTGAGTCAGATGATGAGCAAGATTAAAAGGTTTGCCCTTACGTATGGTGTGCATGTGTTCTTTGTAGCACATCCGGCTAAGATGAGAAGGTCAGCCGATGGTGAGTTCCCTCTAGTAGAACCTTACGACATTGCAGGTAGTGCAAACTTTGCAAACAAGGCTGATGTCATACTGATTGTAGAAAGAGACTTCACGCAGGGGAGTAGGGATGTCAGGATACACACGAAGAAGATGAGGTTTAAACAGTCAGGAAGCTTGGGTATGGTGGACTTGGAGTATGACCCTATCAGTGGGCGATACTCCAAAGCTTTTGGATACCCGACTATTTAGATTTCTTTCTAATAACTTTAGTCTTAGATTTTTTAGCAGGTGCTTTCCCGCCCACCCATGCCTCGTTTACATCAGGTGTGGATGGGTCATCTGCTACAAACTTTCCTTTGATAGTTCGTTTGCGTACAACTGGCTCATCAGATTTATAGTTTCCACCATATATATCTTTGCCTTCCTCTTCTGCTGTATCAACTTCTTCAACAACTTTATCTACAGGTTTTTCTATAAACCAATAATTAATCCACGATTTAACTTTACTCAACATAATTTTGCTCCTTTGTTTTTAAATTTATTAATCTTTGTAAGTCATGTTTCTCTACAATAAAATCCAACTCTTTACTCTCTTGTTCATTCCACATACGGAATAGTTTATACACATATTGTCGTGACACACCTACCTCACTGGCAATTTTATTACCATTGATTCCCTCTGCACGTAACTGCCTGATCATATCAGTACGCTTTGCGCTTTCGGGAGGGTTAGGAGGTTGACACAATGCATCATACTCATGTTGTGGAAGGTTCAAGCTAAGCTGATACCTTATCGTAGAGACTGGTTGCAAGATGATGTTCGCTATCTGTGTTAGCGAGTCACCACGCTTGCGTAATTCTATGGCTTGTTCTAGCCAGTATGGGGATTTATTTCTTCTTGGCATTGTTTTCCTCTGCTTGTCTCATAGCACTGTCTATGATGTCGTCTAACTCTGCATTGGTAGCAGGCTTGCGACCATTCATTAGTTGTTTCGTTTTAGATATATCCTCTGCCGTTTTGATCTCATCTACTAGAGCATCCATATCATTTAGCTTTTGCCGTGATGCTTTTAATTGCTCTGCTTGTTTGACTACACCACGTGGGTCGCCTTCAAGTATGTCCTTACCTGTGATGTACCTATCATGTGCATTTGTAAACCACAAAGGCGAGAACGTATCAAGATCATTCTTTGCTATAAGAGATATTAATTCTTCAAACCACATAACATACCTACGGACACAATTAACACCTTGATTCGTTATGTCAAATATCCAGTGGCTCTCAGCCATAGACCTTAAGTCCTCTTTGCTCATCGTCTGCCTATACCTACCTGTCTGCACCATGTGATACACATTCGATGTGTCACTGAACTTCTTGAACTCCTCACCCCTAAGTATGGGGTCGTTAGCACGCTCTCTTCCTACGATGATTACCTTCTTAGGTAGCACAACTATTTCTTTCTCTTGCCTGTTGTTGTAGGCACAGATGATGTCTGTCTTACGTACCATGCCTTGTAACAATATGTATTGTTTATCTATTGCCATACGTAACGCAAACTTCTCAGCTACCTTTCTATCAGTAGACCACGAACACCCTTGCTCATTGAATCCATGACAACCCCTGAATACTGCGAACTCATCAGGCAAACTGTCAAAGAAATCCCTGTCCACTTTTTCTAGTGTGTGTAAACGAGACTGATCCTGCAACATGTCGTAGTTGTATCCCCATTCATCGTACTCAAACATGTCATTGATGTGATCTATATAGTCGCTTGGATTCTCAATAGTATTCCACCATCTATGAAACACAGTCCAAAAATTGAGAGGTATTACCTGCTTGTGTAAAGCATGCAGTGCCTCAATCCTATGTGGCTTGTCCACATGTATCATCAATTCTTCTATGTCTTTCAACTGTTGTTTTGTTTCTTCTTTATTCATAATTTTCCTATAAGGTGAGGACGAATGAGGAGATAGTAGTAATTTAAATTCATCCGCCCTCGTTGTTATTTATTTTCTATTGCATCGTGTACTTGTTTTGCAATCACGATACCCCAAAGACAATCGGATTCAAGAGACCTGTGTAGCCATTGGTTTGCACTGTTTAAACGCTGTTGCTTCATCTGGTGCTGTTCAGGTGTTGTAAAATCAACTGTTACTTCTTTCGGTTTGATGCGCCATGCCATAGGTTTCTTTACAGACTGCATGACAATGTATCCTCTGTCTCTAGTGCCTTCTTCAAGAAACTTATTAATGAATCCTGTTCTTTTTGCAGGTACTGCATAGCATCATCATGTCCCCATTCATCAGGCATATGCTCTATGAAGTCACTACTAACTGACAAAGGTTTATCTTCAATCAGTTCAAGAAAGGTTTCTATGCCCTCTTTATTAAGAGTTCCTTCATCATCTAGCATGGGTAACACATCAGTCCACCATGACAAACCCATTGCCCACAGCACACTACCTGAGTTGTACGAGTCCCTGTAATACACATCACCCTGTACATATATCTTATCGTACAAGGGTTCAAGCTGTTCATGTGAGGGATGATCACCCAACTCATCTAACAACACCCTATGCTCTGCCATTCTTTCATCGTATGCTTTCGCCATATATACATCTGCACCCATTACACTTTCTCCTTATTTTTTTTATTTAATTTTAGTTTTAACAACCATCGCTTGGGCATCTTACGTTTGCCCACAACTCCATCGACCTCATCAGGGCAACTGTCTCGCCACACCTTCTCAGCATCTTTAAGATTCATTGGTTTCTCTCCAGTAATTGCACACCCATCTTCCGTAACATATCCATCACCATGTTATGCAACGCTAGGTTAGGTTCTTTGCGGAACACAAGTGTCTCATCGTTTAAACTATCTCTTGCAGTCAATAAGATGTCGCCATCGTTCTTGAATTCAACAGTCATTGTTAGTTCCCCATCAGGGATGTTTTCATTTTCCATACTTACTCCAGTTCAAAGTTAATTAATACGCTACATCTGCCTACAATCATGTCACCAAACGCAGTACGTCCTGTTTTTCTAAGCCACCTATTCCATTTGGTAGTAGCCATCTTATTGATTTTGTTTGAGTTATCAAACTTACCTTCTTCATCTATGATCGCATGACATTCCTTGCCATCATGGACAACGTGTAGTACTTCAATCATTCCGCTCTTAGTCCACGACTGCATCGTTTCTAAGTCCGGCTTTTCATCGTACTCTACTATTTCAAAGAACATGCCTTCGTCATTAGGCACATCATCAATGTGCATTACGCTGTATGTATCACTCATATATCACTCCTTTCAGGATAAATGGTAGCAACACTAGACCATACTCCATCTTCAAGAACGTCCTCATAAACATAAACGCTATAGCTTACCTGTCCATCATCACCATAGTCTGAATCGTCATATGTAACTACGCACTTGACACCATTAACACGACACTCGGCACTATCGCCCTCCTTTGTACAGTCAACCTGAGAAATCAATTCTCTGATGTCGTTGTAAACATCATCATGTAACTCTTCGTTACATTCTATTGTGTAGTATCTTACAACCTCAGTAGATTCCTTTACTTTATACTCATATCTTTTATCACTCATAGTCACCCCCTTAGTGAATTACTTCTTCATTAACGACACGCTCAATCATTGCATCCTGCTTTTCTTTAAGCTGTTGCGGAGTCAATGCCTCCATCTGTCCAGTGTCTGTCCTGTGTTGATTCCATTCTTCGTACCAGTTAAGCCTCTCGGACACATCCTTTACCATGTCAGCTACGAATTCCTTATCGGTACGTAACATCATGTGGCAAACGAACGCAGTGAACATGTCATACCACACACCGCTTGGATGATATCCCCTCTCGGATATCTCTTCCATGCCTACAAGATTAACGAAATGATTCGTTGCCTCCCATATTCTTTCGTATGTTTCTACACTCTCTTCTAATCCAACATCGCTTGAGCCTATAGTCTCAGCAATTTTGTTTAAGAAGTCTTTTTCTTTCTTACTCATATGTATCTCCTTCATGTATTGTAAGTGTTATTATATTCATGTCAACGCAATGTTTAATCACGTTTACACATCCTCCAAGAACCTGTCACCATAAGCCTCTACAGCCTCGATAGCTTGGTCAACCGAGTTCAAGGATATACCAATCTGTATGTATCCATGATCAGGCAGACAAGCAAGCAAGTCCCTCGCATTGTACAAATTTTGTACCGCTTGCTCATGTATCTTCTTATGATCTTCACGTTCACCTAAGTCTGTATCGTACTCTTCACTCATGCTACCCCCTGTCATAATGTGCCTCTAATAAAGCGTTGTACAATCCAATCAAGCACACACCTAGTCCGACACCTGATGCAAATAGGATGTACAAATCTAAGATTGCCACCTCATAAGCCAAGTGCAATGCATATTGATAAGCCAACCCAGTGAATGCAACAATTCCCATAGCTGTTGCCACTATTACTATAATGTTTAACATTATTGTTTCTCCTCTTTATCTACAGGATACACATTGACTTGCATACCCTCGTCTGTTTGTAACACCTCAACCTTAAGTGTCTGCCCCTCTTTAAGTTTAGGTTCTTCTTCTGCAATGGCTAGTTTAATAGCCATGTTTACACGTTCTTCAATACTATATTTCATAATTTTTCCTCGTATATGTAGTAGGTATATTCATATACATTCATATACCCTACTACTTATCCTCCAGTGCAAATCCTGTCCAGTCCTTGCCTTCCGTTTGATGCTCATATATTTCTATAGTCGTAGCCATCTGATCTTCCATCGTGTCTCTGCCACTTGACATCGCATTCGTAGTTGGGAAGTACACACAGCCATGCCTCATGTGATAAGGCAACTCAATCGGTCTACCATAACCACCTGACCAACCACCCTCTGCCTTCGGCTCTGTCTCTGTCAATGCAAAGCATATCTTACGTAGCATGGATGGATGTACCATTGCATAAGCACATCTGTCTATGTCCAATGGCTGACCTGCCTTCTTGATAGGAAACTCGATGAGGAATTTGCCACTGCCTTGTGATGCATCTGTGTATTCACATAATGTAATGGCACATGACATCCCTGCATCCTCAAGCTTGTCTATCAGCGAGAGTATGCTTGCACCTCTTCGCATCATTGTCTCCTCTGATACATTTGCAGATGTACTCAAGTTGACCTTGAACTCCACCACTCTGCCCATTGATGACTCATTACCTAGAGGTGACATCATGTGTGATGGGCAACCTGATACATACAGAGGGATGTTAGGCATGTAACCGGCTACATCATAGTCAAACGAGGGCAGTCTCTCAAAGGACGTAGCATTGTGAGCCATGTCCAATTCATCTGACATGCGTTCTCGTCCTTCTTTCCATCCAAATTCTGCAAGCTTTACAGCATCAGCTAAAGACACATTGCCATTCCAACTACTAGGTGCATCTTGTGATGCTCTCATACCCTTCCACACAGGTACTGATTCATCAGTCACATGTCGTAACACATGGTCAAAAGAATCGAAACTTTGTACAAAACTAGCCATAATTTTCTCCTTGTTTAAACGCTGTTATACCTTAGCCTCGGTACGAATCCTCTTCACAGTATCTTCGTCCAAGCCACCAAACACATACTCACTAAGCACACTCTCCATGTCACATCCATCAAGCAATGCACGTCCACCTTTCAGGCTTGCTCTAGGTGATATGACACAACGTATCTTCATTTCATCCTTTGCCTTACGTAGTTTCTGCACAATCTTTGTGAAGTTTCTATCAGGACTGATAAGCAACTCAAGTTTCTCATCATAGTCAAGGCTGATCACCGGCTTGAACCTGTCAATGGTTGCACCATCTAGCTGATTCCTACCAACGTACTCCCTGTCTGCACCTCTGCCATATGTATTGGCACATGCTATCAAGCGGAAGTTCGGGTGTTTCTCGACCACTCCACATGGGAAGTCAGCTACATCATTCTCCATTGATGCATTCAGAGCCACCAGTGCTTGAGGATTTGAACCATCGATCTCATCGAATAGGAACAAGCCACCATCACGAAAGCATTTGACGAATGAGGACTCAACGTAGTTGCCATTAGCATCCATGTATCCTCTTACCTCGTAAGCTTGGAACATAGCACCGGACATACCGAATTGGTAATCATCTTGCTCAAAGGCTTTGCCTAGCATGCCAGTCAACTGGGTAGCCATCGTGGTCTTACCACTACCTGCACCACCTACAAGCAACACATTGTCACCACGTATCAAGGCTTTGAGTACCTGTGGCAACTTCTCATGCATTGTCTGCTCACCAAATTCGATCTTGCCTTTAGGCTTTTTGATCTCAATGGTAGTCTTGCCACCGCCATGCTCATCAATCAATCTTTTGATTGTCTCCTCATCAACACCATCATGCATGCCATCGCTCAAGGTCGGATGAACCTTTTTGATGATATCAACGATCTCCTTTTCAAGAGCATTCTTAGGCTCATACTCTTCGAGAACCTCAGGCATTCCTACCTCATCACCTGCACCATCTGCATCATCTGCATCATCGTCAGCATCATCACTGGCATCATCTGCATCACCGGCATCAACACCATCATCATCATCAGCATCAACCGCACCATCAGTAGGCTCATCACCTGTTGAGTCGTGATCGTTATCACTTTTGATCTCAGCGATGTCGATATTGTTATACAACTCGATGAGTTCTACATCGGACATTTGACTAGCACGTTTGCCATAGGCAACAGCCAATCGTTTGAGGATGTTGCGTTCACCGCTAGTGAGTTCATCCAATGTGCAAGGGAATCCGAACATTGCTTTAGCACTCTCAGCAATATTAATTATCATATCTACATTCATAACTATCTCCAGTTAAACTGCGTTTAAACAACGAACAGACTGTCAGTCTGCTCACAAGCAGGACATGGTGCAGTATCCATGTCTAGCATAAGTACGTTCTTACGACTTGTACGAAAGTGGAAGTCACAACTACCACAGCATACCTTCAACATCCTAGTGGATTGTTTCTTCGTAAAGTCAATGTCGATTGAGCCATGCGGATAGTCTCCCAAGAGACCAAGCACATCACGTATCTGTCCAGTCAAGCGTTGACCGGCATTAGTAGCTGTAAGCTTGCCCTCAAGTCCAATTCGTCTCGCTAAGCGAGCAAATCTACCTTTGTGTCCACTCTCCATTCTATCCACTACATGAACAAGTTCATGTGCCAATACCTCCAATGCTTGAAGTCCATCATCAATCACCGGATTGATAAACACCTCGAAGTGATTATCACTTGATGCCTCTGCATTGATGCAGACACCGGCTACCTTCCCACCTCGGTGACGAGGGGCATATCCAACAGACACTCTGTAGAGTGGCATGTCATTCCAATGGGCATCGCTTTCAGCGAATGTGGCGATCATCTGATCAGCACCTTCGGTGAGCCAAGCCTCACGATCTGTATAATTTTCCATCATATTTCTCCAGTTGTTTTAGTTTAAATACTCCCTTCACTTAAGTTCAGGGAGTAGTTTAAACAAAGGGTTATTAGCAAGTCTCTATGAGACCGCCGTTCAAATCAGAAAGGTGAAACCCTGCATCATTCCATTGGAACTTATAGTTCACTATAGGGTTAATCTTCCATTCAAGCAGATGCTTGAATTCATCACCTGACACATGACCTACACTGAGGTAGATGCCATCCTTCGTCTTACGAAGGCACAAGTCCTCATATGCTGAGTCACATAGAGCAAATTCATCGGCTCGGTAGTAGACTTCGCCCATCACTTCCCCTATCAAGTACAACTGATCTTCATCAGTCCTGTCCCACAGTCGGAGCAGAGTGAAACCTCTGCCATCATCTGCCGGCATCATCAAAGGGTAGCCATCGACAAACAGCCATCCATTCTCGACACTGTCATTGCCACAGACGAAGGGCAAGCCCTTTATGTAGGCATCTGCCATCCTCTCTCGTGGCGAGCAAACACTGCCATTCGGTCGGTGAGTTATTACATTTTCCATATCATTCTCCAGTTGTTGTTGTTGGGGGATATGGTTTAAACCCCCTTCACTACGTTCAGGGGGTTTTAAACCTATCCTCCTACCATTTCAGCCACCATTCTAGTTCATGGACATTATGCACGTCAACTCCTAGGTGAATGTGGGGTTGCCGAAGGAATCGTATTGATCTACGAAAAGGTATGGTTTACCATACCTCTATGACAGATCAAAAGACAAAGAATCCCATAGGTACACTAAGCGTCAAAGAACGCTTATTTGCTAGGTATAAGGCTAAAGGCTATTCCAATGGCAAGAGCGCAGAGTTAGCAGGTTACAAGGCAGGAACTAGCGCAGACAAGCAAGGCTACCGGTTGTCCAAAAAAGCTGATATACAAGACGAAGTCTCTAGGATATTGGCAGAGCAAGAGACAAGAAGTCTCATTGACAGGGAATCACACCTCGATCAGTTAGCAAAGCTACGAGATAAAGCCGTTGATACAGGGCAGATAGGCTCAGCAGTAACTGCTGAACACTACAGAGGAAAGGTAGCCAACTTATATACAGAGAGACTAGAAGTCTCAGACACTAATAAGGAAACCTCAGATGAGATAATGCTACGCATCAGTAAACTCCTTGGCAAAGATTCAGAGGATAAGGATAAATCCTTACACTAAGCTGTTTAAACTCCACTGAACTGTAGCATGTAGTTATACCAGAGTGTTTACACTCTTTCCTGTAGGACTAGGCACGCAGTTCCGCACCCCCACCCCCCCTGTACACAAGCGGGACTCCGCCCACACACATATACATACTGTTCCAAATAATTACACAGTAAAAAATGAGTTTTATTTAACAAAGCATTTACATACCCCTACCCCCCTAGTTCAAATAAACGCTCTAGGTTCATATGGCTAGAAAAATTTTGCAAAAAAAATGGAGGTGAGGCTAGTCTTATTGCTCATAGGGTGATCAAACTAGCCTCTAGGGTGTGGACTGGATGTTTAGAGTGTAAGACAGTCCTCTGGAGATACCCTTGCACTCAAGTATATAGAGTTGTAACATGGTTTACAATAATACATATGGGCATATCAAAGAAACAACTTGATAAGGTTATGAGTCAGCTTACAGAAGATAAGCTTGCTTTACTGAATGAACCTCAAAGAAAAGAACTAGACAACCTTGTGGTAGGTTTAGAGAAAGCTGTAATAAGAGAACGATCTCAAGATAGCTTTTTAGACTTTGCCGATACTGTATGGCAAGAATTCATGTGCGGTTCTCATCATAAGAAGATGGCGGATGCTTTCACACGTGTAGCTAATGGCGAATGTAAACGCCTGATGATAAATATGCCACCAAGGTTTGGTAAGTCACAGTTAACATCGTGGTTACTACCTGCATGGATAGTTGGTAGACAACCTCATAAGAAGATTATCATGGCTTCTCATACTGCGGAACTATCTCTGCGCTTTGGTCGTATGGTCCGTAACTTAATAGATAGCGAGGACTATCAGGATATATTTCCAGACGTAACTTTAAATCTCGATTCTAAAGCTGCGGGTAGATTTGACATATCGGGTGGCGGTGAATATTTTTCAATCGGAGTTGGCGGTGCGGTAACGGGACGTGGTGCGGACTTGTTGATTATTGATGACCCTCACTCAGAACAACAAGGACAGTCTGCTGATCCAAAAATTTTCGAAAACACATATGACTGGTATCTAAGCGGTCCTAGACAGCGTCTACAGCCGGGTGGTGCAATCATTATAGTTATGACTAGGTGGGGTAAGAAAGACTTGTGTGGCTCAATACTGAAGGATGCAGCTACAAGAGATAACAGTGATGAATGGGAAGTGATTGAACTACCAGCTATATTGCCATCAGGCAGAAGTCTATGGGAAGAATACTGGAAGGTAGATGAACTAGAGAAGATTAAGGCAACCTTACCCATATCGCATTGGGAGGCGCAGTATCAACAGAACCCTGTGTCAGAAGAAAGTGCGATTGTAAAACGTGAGTGGTGGAAAGAGTGGGAAGAAAAAGAACCACCAAGATGTGAATTCATTATTCAATCATGGGATACCGCTTTCTTAAAAACACAACGATCAGACTATTCAGCTTGTACAACATGGGGTGTATTTTATAAAGAAGGTGAGAATGGATATCCTGCACCGCAGATTATATTACTAGATGCATTCCAAGAAAGATTAGAGTTTCCTGAATTGAAACGTAGAGCCTATGAAGAACATCAACTTTGGATGCCGGATTCATTCATAGTAGAGGCTAAAGCAGCAGGCTCACCTTTGATATTTGAATTGAGAGCAATAGGTATACCTGTACAAGAGTTTACACCTTCTAGGGGCAACGATAAGATTGCACGTGTAAACGCTGTAGCAGATTTATTTGCATCGGGTACTGTTTGGTATCCAAAGAAAAGATGGGCAGAAGAAGTTGTTGAACAGTTCGCCTCATTTCCTGTTGGCGATCACGATGACTTGGTTGACTCATCAACACAAGCTTTACTTAGATTTAGACAAGGTGGATTTATAACACTTGAACATGATGATCACGACTATGAAGAAGTATCGGATAGGGTTGCTAAATATTATTAGTATGCTTAAAATGATATAAATGGCAGAAGAAAATGTTGATATAACTGTTGTCAACCCTGAAGCGGTTTCAATAGAGACTGAAGATGGGGGGATGTTAATTGATTTTGATCCTACATCTATGGATGAGCAAATACCTTTTGATGCTGATCTCTCTGAGTTCTTATCAGAAAAAGATTTATCTTTCTTAGGACACGAACTTGTATCTGCTTTTGAATCAGATAAAGACTCAAGGTCCGATTGGGAAAGAACTTACACAGAAGGTTTAGACAACCTCGGTTTAAAAATAGAAGAACGTAATGAACCTTGGTCGGGAGCCTGTGGTGTATATCATCCTCTTCTAGCAGAAGCAGTTGTACGTTTTCAATCACAAGCCATAACAGAAATATTTCCAGCAGCAGGTCCTGTACGAACTAACATCGTTGGCAAAGTTACAGACGAAAAAGAACAACAAGGTAAAAGAGTACAAGACTATATGAACTATCTTCTTACAGAAGAAATGAAAGAGTATAGGAATGAAACAGAAAACATGTTGTTTAGTTTGCCACTAGCCGGTTCTGCATTTAAAAAGATTTACTATGACATAAACATGCAAAGACCATGTTCTATGTTTATACCCGCAGAAGATTTTGTAGTTAGCTATGGTGCTTCTGATTTAAGAACAGCTGCACGTGCTACACACATCATGCGTATGACTTTGAATGATATTTTAAAGTTACAGTATGCTGGATTCTATAGAGAGATAGAGTTACCACAGTCTAGTATTGGTACAGATAGAATCAGAGCCAAGTATGCAGAACTAGCAGGTGACAGTCCTAACTTTGAATATGATTTAAATTCTTATAGCAAGGATGGATTACATACCATTCTTGAAATGCATGTTGATTTAGACCTTGAAGGGTTTGAAGATGAGCGTAATGGAAACAAAACAGGCATAGCATTACCCTATGTAGTGACTATAGACCAAGGATCAGGCGAAGTTTTATCAATTAGACGTAACTATTTAGAGTCTGACCCCATGAAAGAACGTAGACAACACTTTGTTCACTACAAATATATGCCCGGATTAGGGTTTTATGGGTTTGGATTGATACACATGGTAGGCGGATTAGCTAAATCAGCTACATCTTTGCTCA